TAGATGGTTTAGAGAGAAGTATCAAATTGATAGTTGGATATATCCAAATTTGAATGGTTTATATTCGGTATCTAATGTAAGAAGAGGTGTAGGGTTAGGTAAAGTTTCCGAATATCAAACCTATGAAGAAGCAGAACTTGCTTGTCTTAACAAACTAATTGAAATTGTAAAACAAAAGGTATGACACAAGAAACACCTGCAGCCAGATACATAATCATTGAAGAGAGTTTCTCCGGACATTGCTGCTTTGAGTATTCGATAATTGATACATCAATAAGTGTAGATGCCGATCCGTATCGAAAAAGATGTATGTGTGAAACGTTTGATAAAGATAATGCTGAAACTATTTGTAATGCACTTAATGCACAATTTAAAAAGAAGTAATATGAATAAATATGACACTCAACAACATATAATAGTATGGATAATGATACTAATACCTTTATTATGTTTGTTTTTATGTGATTAAGGTTTGAACAATTTAAAAAGAAGTAATATGAAAAAGCAGACAGCAGTAGAATGGTTTCAAGACCAAATAATTAAGATTGTTAATGGCACATGTGAATTATCAGAAATTCAAATTTTTGAACAAGCTAAAGCAATGGAAAAGGAGCAAATAACACAAGCTGTCTACGATAGTATGGGAACTAACTTCGATCCTAACATGGGTAGAGCTGAACAATATTATAATCACGTATATGGAAAATAAAACCACATTACAACAGTTCATTGAGTGGGGCGATAAAATGTTAAAAGAACACCCAATGAAAATACTATCCTTTGCAGAAGCAATCGATAAAGCAGTGGAGTTGTTGGATGCTGAAAAACAACAAATAGAAGATGCTTATGTTATGGGAAGCTATGATACGACGTACCAACAATTTAAGCCCGATCAATATTTTACTGAAACTTATGAGAACACCAAGTAAACATGTAGCACTAGACCTATTTATAATAGGTTTTGCACTAACACTATCAATAGCAACTTGCAACAAAGTAAAACCAGAGAAAGGTCAAAAGATGTATAAGATATAGTATGGACGAACAACCGCTTGAAGAAAAATTAGATCCGGTCAAAAACACTGATATCGGAGATGACTCAATAGAAAGTACTACATCCTCACTTGAAGTAACGTGTAGTTTTGAGTACTTCCATTTGAGTTTTTGGAAAAATCTAAGTGCTTGATTATCAGTAAAAAAGAATCGGGTCAAAATTTGGAGATATGGAGCAAATGTACTATCTTTATATCAATAACAATTAAATATCTGCTCTATGCTAAACTTAACCGCAAAACAAAAAGAGAGTGTACTTGAGTACACTATTAGTATCGGCTTTGGCTTTTTTCTCATATTCCACACAAGATTTAATGAAGTTGGTATTCCCTGGTTTATTGCCTTGTGTATCTTCAATGTGTTGATTCAATTATACAAATACACTATACGGTTACTGGATAAGGAGAAGGTACTTGAGGAAGAAGATGACTAAAAAAAGATCTCGTCAAATATTTGGAAATATAAAAAGAATTTCGTATTATTAATTAATAATAACAAACAAATCAATCCATATGAAAAATTTAGCATTTTTAATTCTAGCAAGTTTATTTTTTATGTCATGCGGTGGTTCAACTGATAGCGCTAATAGTGCGTCTGATTCAACAATGGTAGCCGATTCTTGCGCAAACAAAGCTGATTCAGCTTGTGTCGACACATCACGTGTTGGTAATGCGAAGAAGTAAGAGTACAGCTTAGGACCGCTGTAGTTATGGATCCGGAGAAAAGTGTCGCTACCCTACTCCGGATTCGCTTTTTCCCACTATTTATAAGGGATATGATTAGTATACTACAATTATTAAATGAAGCAAAGGAATCACTAGAAGAATTTGCTGCTGCTCGTAAAAAGGGTGCTGAAAAGATTTCTGATAATGCTAAAGAAAAGGGTGGATTAGCTCTATTAACTTGGCATCACTTTAAGGTTAAGTTACCTTACTACAAAAAAGCACAAGAAGGTAAGTTAGACCTAGATAAGGCTAAGAAAGAGTATGAGGAGACTTACAATAAAATATCGTTAAATATGTCTCAAATTGAGTTTCAGCGAGAGGTTGGAAGACTTGAAGTTTTAGGTGAATTACTTATAAGAAACAAGAAATGATAAAGCTGGTAGATGTCCTAAATGAAATTAAATGTTGGAGTGGTTATACACAAGGTACTCCTAAAACTAAAATTTCTTCTAGAACAGGCAAGCGAATAAATAATTGTGTTCCTATTGAGGAATTAGTAACAGATACAAAGGTTATTTGTGATAAGTGTGGATGGAAGTGGGATATTGCAGATGGCGGAGATGATTTATATGTGTGTCACAATATACTACCATCAGGCCGTATGTGTAACCATGATAACAATCCAAAATAAAAAATGGGGCAAAACTAAGTGATGATAAAGCTTACAGATATACTAAAAGAGATTGAATATCCACAAGATCCAAATAGAACTCTTTATAAGATTTATTACATTGATGGCACTCATAGTTATGCTATGATGACTCCCGAAGAGTACGCAAAACAACCACTTACAAAGGTGTCTAGACGTGATGATTTGACTGGATTTCCTTTCCCTGAATTAGAGGCACTTGACTCAATCAATACCGTATACCAAAAATCAAGAACACTAAGTCTTGATGTCGATTATAGAAAACCTTAGCATATTTATATATATGGAAAATAGCGAACTTAGAGACATCGTAAGAGATGTTTTATCGGAAGCCTTAGAAACAAAAAAACTTACACCGGCACCAGATCCAAAACACAAAATCAAAGAAAAACCTTATGATCATTATAAGGTATCAACAGATGAAAATAAAGCAGTTAAGAAGCTTTATCGCATCCGTTATAACGACAATGAGCATGAGTTTGTGGAGCTTACAAAAGACGAGTATGCTGAGCTAGAAAGAGTTGCTCCAGCTGGATTTATGAAGGGTATTGTTATTGCTGATGAGAAGCCGCAAGGTGCAAAATCAACAACTTTAGCTAAGCTTAAAAAGAAAGTTGAAGATATGCAATCAGGCCCAACAGTACCTCGTAGAACACCAGAGGAAATGCGTCTAAAAGAGGCTATAAAAAAATACGTACGTAAAGTATTAAACGAATACAAATAAGCATGGCTAAAAAAGTTACAATTGAAGTAGATGATAATCCGGAAGAACCAACTCTTCCATCATCTTCGGATATAATCGAAGAAGCTATCACACCTCCGGTTGAACAAGAAGAAAATCCTTGTCCACCATATAGAAGAGGAAAAACATAGTGTTCTAAACAACTCTGATTATAAGGCAATTAGTTTATTAAACTGTTGCCTTTTTCTATTTTTAGGCGTATTTTATACAAGTTGAATGTTAAGACTAATTACTGCACTTTTACTACTTTTATTTGGTAATGAACTATATTGCCAACTAGAGTCCAATAACTGGTACTTTGGGAATTTTGCTGGTATGACGTTCAGTAGTGGTAGCCCTGTTGCATTAACAAACGGTGCATTAATTACAACCGAAGGTGTAGCTACAATCTCCGATGGTGCAGGTAATTTATTGTTTTACACAGACGGTGTTACGGTCTATAATCGGAATCACGTTACTATGACTAATGGTACTGGATTGTTTGGCGATGCCTCCTCTACTCAATCCGCTATTATCGTAAAGCAACCTGGTAATACTAACATATATTATATATTTACATCTGATAATGATGCTGGACCTAATGGTATTTGTTATTCTGTAGTGAACATGGCTTTAAGTGGCGGATTAGGAGCAGTTACCACTAAAAATACGCCATTATACACTCCATCTTGTGAAAAATTATGCGCTGTAAGACATTGTAATAATACTGATTTATGGATTATATCGCATGATTGGAATACAAACACGTTTAGAGTTTGGAGTGTTACTGCAGCTGGTGTTGGTGGGATCCAAGCTTGGTCATTGGCAGGTATTACACCTAGTGGCATTACACAATCCTCATATGGTCAACTTAAAGCAAGTTCAGACGGTAAAAAGCTAGCAGCTTGCTATTATGGTTTAACTACAGGAGGTGCTAATACACTACAAATATATGATTTTAACCCATCCACTGGTTTTGTAACAAACGCTCAAACATTAGCAACCGATCAAGGTTTATACGGTGTAGAATTCTCACCTAATAACAAAGTTTTATATGCTGGAACAAATGGTGGATTGTTATTACAATTTAATTTATGTGCTGCAAATATACCTGCAAGTAGGTATGTAGTTTCTAATGCTGGACCTTTTATTGGTTGTCTGCAGATTGGCCCTGATAGTAAGATTTATGTAGCTAGAAATAATACAAGTTTGTCTGTTATTAATAATCCTAATGCATTGGGTATAGGTTGTAGTTATTCTAACTTATCTATTCCGTTAGCTGGTAGATCAAGTAGGATGGGATTACCAAATTTTGCGTCCTACTATAATACACCAATAGCAATAATCAACCAAAATCAACTTACCTGCAATACTTTTCAATTCAACACACCGAACATTACACAGCTATGTAATCCAATTAGTTATACTTACAATTGGAACTTTGGTGATGGGACACAATCAAGTTTGCAAAATCCACAACATACTTATAATTCTAGTGGCAACTACACAATAACACTTACCGTTAATACTGGTTGTGTTCCTATAATTGGAACTACAAATATTAATACAAATAACAGCTTTATTTTCAATACATCTATAAATCTAAACTAATTATAAGAAAGGAGTTTATTATGAGAAAGCTTTTGATTCTATTAATTATAACACTATCATCATTGATGGGTTATAGTCAAGTTTGTTCAGTGAACAAATGCATTAACCAACCTGCATCCGCACAAGTAACAATACCTCAACCAGGTTATGTTTATAACTGGTCAATTGTACCTGCACTAGCATTTGCTGGCCAAGGTACACCCTTAATTAACATAGCTTCCGTAGGAAATACTATTCAAGCTTATGTTGTAACTTGTGTTGTTACTGCTGCTAACGGATGTGATACTACAATCACTTGTACACTCAATGTAATAAACTCAACTGCGCAACTAAACCTACCATCAATATGTAGAGATAATGGTCTAGTGGATCTTACGCTTTATGCTAATCCACCAGGTGGTACTTTTATAGGTAATGGTGTGGTTGGTAACACGTTTAATCCATCGGTTGGTACTACAAATATCACGTACAACGTAGTTGGTGGTAATGGATGTAGTGCAACCACAAATGGAGTAATTACAGTAGAACCTACACCTCAACCAGGTGTAATACAAATAAATTAACCCTTAGATAGGTTATAGCTTATGGGTGAAGATATTAAATACAATACTTGCATTTCTGATAGGCTTAGGATGTTTGACTGCTCAAGACATTCCGGAAATAGAACTATGTGATTCGCCACGAAAAACAACATTAAGCGTAGCTAATTACGATCCAAATTACGAATATTACTGGGTATCCCTTGATAATTTATTCCAACCAACGTCTGGATCTGAGATTCAGTTGGATATATACCAGCCTGGTACGTACACAATTAGTTTAATCACACAAAATCTAGGTGGTAATTGTAGTGTAAAGACAATATACATATTTACTGTAACTTCTTGTAAAAACTGGGCATATTACGCAGCAAATGCCGTAGTACCTGATGGTTATTATAATACTAGATGGTATCCTAAGACATGGAATGTAACTATCTTAGAATTAACCATTTGGAATCGTTGGGGTGAACTAGTGTATGATAAGCTAGAACCGTGGGATCCAACATATGTGCAAGACGGAGTATATACAGCAAGAGTAACCTACCTTAGACCCCCTGGTATTGAAGAGGTAATTTTTCATAGGGTAACTGTTGTAAAATAGAAAAATTGTTTGTACCTTTATAGTCAATCAATTTATATCATCATGGCTCGTACAATCAAACTCCGTTATGAATTCAACACAGCTGCTGAGCTCGAAGTTGAATACAAACAAGACTGCTGGGCACGCGTTACACCGAATCACTTCAGATCATGGTTAGGCCCGCGTAGAATCAACTCACAACAATATGAGGGAACTATTTACTACGAAGGTACAAACTTCCCGTATACGCCGGGAAAAGATGAAAAAACACGTATTGTAAAGGTGGATGAACTTAACGATTTATCACTAATTAACAAGTACAAAATCCGCACATTAGATACCGAGCCATATGTCGTTAAAGCAAATCGTTACTAAACACCCAAAGATGTTACTAGTTGGTGCAATATTATTATATTTTATAGCTCAAAGCCTTGCTTGGTTTCAGATAAATGGCCAGTTTGTAAGTCCTTGGTGTAAGGAACATCCGTTTTTATTATCCTTGATTGGAGTACCCATAAGTTACTTATTTATTGTAGCTACCGACTGGACTTTCCAAGCATTGACTGGCTCTGTCTGGCCTGGTCGATTGCTCACTTTTGCATGTGGTATTATTGTATTTACCTTACTAACTTATTTATTATTGGGTGAAGGATTAACTTGGAAAACAACCATTAGTTTATTATTAACTCTTATTATTATTGCTCTTCAAGTTTTTTAAAAAACTGTTGACTTTTATTATTTTTATACTTATATTTAAAATAGTTACAATTACAAGGAAGCGGGTTTTTATGTATGGAGAGTTGTTATTAAAAAATAGCCCGCTTCCTTTTTTACTGGGGCTGACAAGGTATCGATTGGCAGTATAGTTCTTTAAGATGATGCAGGCAGAGTTAGATGGAAACTCTTAAATTACCTATCACGCTATAAACGGCAAACCTATCAACTTCGAGGATATGATGAGTATCCCAACTTCAATTACTTCACGTGTATTTGAAGCAGAGACTGAGCTTGCTTTAGCAGCATAGTCTTGGGGGCCGGTGCACCCACGCCCAGCAACGGAAGTGCTTCTTACGGTTTTTGTACTTTGTACCTTACAAATGGCCTACAATTTGATTGTTTAAGTAGCCTTATAAACACTCTAATTTTGTTTCTTTTCATAAAAGTAACTAAGCCTGTGAATGAGTCTAAACAATTGACTTGTCAAGACGCGGGTTCGACTCCCGCCAGCTCCACGGAGCCAATGATGGGGGAAGGTTGCAACTTTAATTAGTTGTGACCTTTTCTTATTTAGATATACTGCATATTTATTAGTAAATAATACGCAATATGGCATTAGTTAATTCCGGATCTGGTAATATAGTTGCAACTAATCAGATTGTCCAGGCTGATCACGTAAAGAATCTTTTAGATGCGTTGAGGGGTGACGGTGGCCAATTTGAGGTAATTATTACTGGAAGTTTAAATAATAATCCTAACGTAGCTTCTTTTGTTGGAACAGCATCGTGGGCATTAAGTTCTTCGCAGGCTAGAACATCATCACTAGCATCAACAGCATCCTACGTAACATCTTCAAATGTATTTGGACCGAACGGATCTAACTCAATATTAACTTCTTCCTATTCAGTATCAAGCTCTTATGCACTAAGTTCATCTTTTGCAACTACTGCAAGCTTTACCGTATCTAGTTCTTTTGCAACTACTGCATCTTATGTACTATCAGCGAGTTACGCACTAAGTTCATCTTTTGCACAGACTGCATCATTTGTAATATCTTCAAGCTATGCATTGAGTGCATCAATAGCAGCAACGGCAAGTTTAGCTTCTACAGCTTCTTTCGTAACTGCTTCAAATGTATTTGGTCCTCTTGGTGCAAATTCTGTTAACAGAGCATTAAGTGCATCGTATGTTAATATAACATCATCACAAGCTCACGTAACTATTTCCTACGCTGGATCACAAATAACAGTATCTGTTAATACTGGATCTGGAGCAACCAGTGGTATAACGCTATCCGGTAACAATAACGAATTTACATACATAACAAGTCCTACTTCAATAATTGGGACACCGAGTATGAGTTTCTCGGCTGGTACTGGTATAATTGCAACTGGTTCATTTAGAGGTCCGTTAGCTGGAACTGCGTCTTGGGCAAATAATGCTATACTAGCTACATCAGCTAGCACAATAGATATTGATCTAGCAACATCGAATCATTCTTATTTTGTACATTTTGGTACACAATCAAGTGGGCATGAGTCGGTGAAAGTAGATACGGGATTAACTTATAATCCCTCAACAGACACTCTAACAGCTGTTACCTTTAGTGGGTACTTAAATGGTACAGCTTCATATGCATTAACTTCATCAGTAGCATCAACAGCAATAAGTGCAACAAGTGCTTCAGTTGTAAGTGTATCAAGCACAAATACAGCTGGTACCTATTACGTGCACTTTGGTAGTCAAACAACCGGACACGATGATATTCAAGTTGATACGGATTTAAGTTACAATGCAAGTACTAATGTATTAACTGCACCAACTTTTAGTGGATTACTACAAGGAACTGCATCTGTAGCAGTAACAGCATCTTATGTTAAACAAGCTGAGAGCGCTTCATATGTTAACATAGTAGGTCAGAATATAACAGTTAACTACACATCAACTGGTATTCAATTAACAGGATCTGCGGCAGGTGGGGGTAGTCTTAATGGTATAGATATTCAATTAAATGCCGCGGATAATGATAAAATTAGATTAACGTCTGCTAGCGTTGAAGTGGGAACTGCGTTGACAGTAAAATTTGCAACCTCATCATCGCGGGCGGTATCATCAAGCTATGCATTATCAGCATCATACGCATTATCTAGCTCACTTGCAACTTCAAGTTCGTTTGCAACATCTGCTTCGTATGCACTTTCATCAAGCTACGCACTTTCATCAAGCTTTGCATCAAAAGCTACATCAGCATCTTACTCAGAAACAAGTTCATTATCAAATATAGCTTTAGTAGCCAATGATGCTGACCAGATAAAAATTAATGCTGAACCTGGTACCCCTGGTAATCGATATATCTACTATGGTGATAATACAACAGGATATACTGATTTATTTAGTGATAGCACTCTAACATATAACCCATTTACAAATGTATTAGCAGCTACTACCTTTAGCGGACAATTAAACGGGACGGCTTCTTGGGCACAAAACTTTAACACTTCATCACTACTAACAACAGCTTCTGCTACGTCTAATCAAATTACATTCACAAAAGGAAATGGTGATCAATTTATTGTTACTTTAGCTGGAGGAACTGGTGGTGGTGGTGGTGCAACTGATATAGTGGTTGGACAAACAGACCCTAATAATAAAATACAACTTAAATCTGGTAGTGCTTATATTGGTAGTGAGTTGACAGTACCATTTGCGACATCAGCTTCTCATGCTAATACAGCTCTTTTAACAGCTTCTGTAAGTTCTAACACTATTACTTTTACAAAAGGAAATGGCAATCAATTTAGTTTAACGGTTGCAACCGGTTCTGGTGGTGGCCCATCCACTACACCAGGTGGATCTAATACTTCAGTACAATTTAATAGTAGTAGCACATTTAGTGGATCTAGTAATTTTACTTATGATTATAATAAAAATGCACTAACCTTAACAATTAATCCAGCAACAAATGTAAGTGGTGGATTAAGTATAGGTGGTTTGGATGGTGAAACACAAACATCTCAACCAAATATCATCAAACATTCAGGTGTTAGTATAGGTTACGGTAATAGATCTGATTCTAGTTTTTATGGAGCTGAAGGATGGTATCCTTCATTCACACTTGGAAACGATAATATAGCAGGTGGACATAATTCATTTGCTGCAGGGGAGTATAATATTGCTAAGGAATATAATCAGTTTGTTGTCGGACGAAGTAATATGACATCATCGATTGTTGGTGCATTTATAGTAGGTGATGGATCAAATCCTGGTAATAGGAGAAATTTACTTGTCGCCGGTGGTGGCTTAGTATCTATAACTGGTTCATTAATATCTTCAGGTAGTGTTATATTCCCAAGCTTAACAAACGTATCACAAGTCAATGCAGTTATGATAGATACTGCAAGTGGCCAACTATATTACTTATCAACAAGTTCATTTGGTGTAGGTGGTGGAGGTGGTGGAGACATTACTGATGTGCAACAAGGTAATGGTATTACCGTAACCAACTCAGGTGGACCACAACCAACAGTTACGCTTAATACTGGTTCAGCTCACTTCACTACTGGAGTAGGTAAATTAGCTGGTGGATTGGATACACAAATTCAATTTAATAGTGGTTCTACTAATTTTAGTGGTTCTACTAATTTCACTTTTGACTATGTGGCTAATAGAGCTAGATTAACTGGTTCGTTGGTTGTTACGGGATCTTCTACATTAACTGGATCCTTTAATATGCAAGGTGTTGCTACTATTACTGGTTCATTTAATGTTTATAATAGTGCTGATACATTTTTTACTCCTGCATTTGTTCACGACAGATTAACCGCTGGAGGAGCTACTAATCCGTATATGTCTTTAAGATTAATTGACGGTATAGGTGTTAGTGGTTCTGTATTAGAATTACAAGCTCTTTCAAAAGGAACTACAGTTAATACTTATTTTGCAGGAGGTATAAATATTGCTGCTTATCCACAACCAGCCACTACTACTGCAGGTAGACCTATAAAATTTATCACATCAATACTCGGTACCCCAGATGCTAGTTCATTTGAATGGCATTATAGAAATACGGTTGAGATAGATAGTACAACTTTAAAAATGAGACTCGATGTACCATCAGGAGTGTTATCAAACTCAGGAAGTATAGTAACATCTGGTAGCTTGACAATAGCTAGTGGATCTGCTAGTACAAATGGAGATACAAGCTTTTACTTTGGTAATAGTGGATCTAATGGAAGTTGGAGATTTAATTTAGCAAACGGTACAATGTCTTTGCAAGCACATAATGGTGCAAGTTATGTAACTAAACAAGAATGGACAGCTTAATATGGCAACTAAAATAGTAGATAGACTAACAGTAACTGGATCCGCTTATATAACAGGTGGATTAGAGGCATACAATATTCCTGCAGGGTATTCAACTTATACATCTAGTTTTAGCATGGATAATGGTGCAGGAGGTATTACAATTGCAACAAAAACTCAAACTTCCGAACAAACTATAATTAATATATCACCAGGTACCTTAGAATTTCTCGTAAAACCAACTATAAATGGTACTGGATTTTCATTAGCTGACAGTAATGGGCAGGGATTTACGTATGGTATAAATGGTGATTTGGCTTTAAGGGCTGTGTCAATGTCTTTTTATGATGGTACCACTCCTATTCCACAACCTACTGCTATAGCTGATGCTACTGGTGGAAGTACTGTAGATACTCAAGCGCGCGCTGCTATTAACCAGTTGCTTCAAGCAATGAGAGGTTTAGGCTTGATAAGGATTTAGCGATTATTTAATACATTATGAGTCTACAATACAAAGGACAGGATGTTGTACAGGCTGGTAACTCTGCAGATAGAGCGTATGCAACTGCATCATTAGTTAGTAGTAGTTTAATATTTACAACCATTGGTAACACTACATTTAGTATAAATTTATCAAATCTAAGTGGTTCTTTTAGCGGGTCTTTCACAGGAACATCATCCTTTGCATTAACATCATCATACTCGACAACATTAGGTGCATCCTTAGCAAATAATAGTAGCGGTCAGTTAACTTTACGCAATAGTAATAGCTCTACTATTAGTACTATTTCCCAACTAACAGCAAGTTTAGCTTTAACAGCGTCACACGTTACCGCCCTAAGAGCTGCCGGCTCCGATTCACAAATTCAATATAACAGTGGGAGTACTTTTGCAGGTACAGCAAGTTTTACCTTTATATATCAAAGTCAATCTTTACAACAAGGTAACCATGTTACAGCTTCCGGTTTATTTTCACACGCTGAAGGAGAAAATACTCAAGCAGTGGGAGTCGCTTCACACGCAGAAGGACAGAATACTATAGCAAGAGGAGATTACTCGCACGCTGAAGGATTCAATACAATAGCATCCGGTTCACATCAAACAGTAGTAGGTACTTATAATGTTCAAAACAATACTATTTCTGAATTTGTGGTTGGTATTGGAAATGCATCAACACGTAAAGATGGATTTACAGTAGATGCAGATGCTAACCTATCAGGTTCTATTATGATTCCTACTAATACCGCAAATCCTTCAAACCCAAAAACAGGTTCGATGTATTATAATACTTCTACAAATAGATTACATATTTATAATGGTACAGCTTGGAGATCATCATCCTTTTTTTAAAAACACTATATTTATAATAAACTCATACCATGAAACCACTATATGCCTTAAAAGGGTTGTTTGTGGTTTTGCTTTTCCTAAAGTCTTTAACTGGCTTCACACAAACACCCTGCGATCAAGCATCTTCCTATTTAGAACACTTCGAATACGGCACACCTAATTTCTTACAGCTGTATACGGGCGGATACTGTATTTCTGATTCTATATCAGATACAACAATCTATATGCGATTCTATCCCAACAATGAAAACGGAATCGTGTATTGGGGATACTCATCCCCATTAGGATTCTTATTAAATGTAGCCAATGTTGCTATATACAATTCAAGTTGTATTTTAATATCACAAGGTCGATTTGTTAATGATTTAACAGATGAATTATATTATATTCGATTTGATCTAAGAACAGAATATATTGACAACTTCTGTCCGTATTTTATACCTTTTAATCCACTTGCTGTTGATTTTGGTATGATTAAGGCTGAACGTCATAACTCTAATATATTTGTTGATTGGGTTACTATGTCTGAAGAAAATAGTAATTACTTTGTTGTAGAATATAGTTATGATCTTAACAATTGGATAGAGGCTGCCAGCGTTAAAGCAGGAGATAATAGTTCAACACAGCAATTTTATTCAGCTGAATTCAGACCGATATACTCTGGTATCGTCTATATAAGAATAGTTGAGTATGATTACAATGGCAACACTACGAAAAGCGATCCTATATACATTGAATACAATCTAGATACTATTTATAATAAACAAGTATATGATCTGGCAGGTAGACTAATTAAAATACGTAACTAATGAAGTTTTTTAATATAATTAAGCAAATATTCGTATATATTTTTGGTATATTTGATACTCAGCCAAATAGCGCATCCTTACGCAAAGTTAGTGCTGTGTGGACTATGGTACTTGCAACTATAGCTCACTACAAATTTGCAAACACTACAAATATCGATAGTATTATTGCAATCGATTATGTATTCATTGCAGTTTTATTGGGATTAGTTACCGTAGAGAGTCTCTTGCGCTTTTTCAGTGAAAAAAAAATAGATAAAAATGCAGAAAATGACGTATAACTGTTGTTTTTCTGGGGAAAATTTTAGAAATTAAAAATAAAAACACTTATGGTTTTATTACTTATAACAGTAGCTGGATTTGTAGCAGCAAGCGGATTAGTAGTTTATTTAGCTTTAGATCGTAGAAGCTTAAAAGACAAATACGAATCGACACAATTGAAATACAAAGCGACATTGGCTTATGCCGAAACCTTAGCAATTAAGAATGCCGAATTACAACAATCGGATCTAAGCAAGCGAGAATCAAAGACAGCTGGTCGACCTAAGAAAGCTAAAAACATGTAGTATGTCTAATTATACAAAACTGGTTGAGTCACGTTTTTTTAGCAATATTAATGCTGAATTTAAGATGGCTCAAACTGTGATGAGGTTAGATATACCGTTTAATGTTGATGATGTTAGTTTAAGGTTCGATCCGGAATACACTAAATCTCTGTATGAGTTTTATCTATATGATATGAACTGCATGCAAGACTTACAACTCGCATTAGATGATCCGAATATTGTTAACTATGTCCAATGCGAATATCTAGTCTTGTTTTTTTCGCGGAAGAAAAAATTAGTTGATGAATCACTAATGTACACCCACTACATCAATGGTGATATACCTTTCTATAGAGGTAAGCATAAGATAAATAATAAATTTGTTTATACGGCGATGATAGATACAAGATTCATCATACCTCCCTGCAGTACAAATTAACTGTTGCTTGTTTGAGATTTTCTTTGTATGTTTAACACCAAACATATAATAACTCTCATATGAATGCATTAGAATGCCGCAATTGCGGCACACCAGTAAAAGTTGACCCCCGTACTGTGTCTTGTCTCTGTTTTCAATGTACAATTGAAACAATGTGGAGCGCAGCTCCTAGGGTTGAAAGGAAAAAAATTGGATACCCTAAAGGTTGGAGATTTATGAAGGAGTTTGTGCACGCTGATGGTACTGTCTTCCGAAAGGGTATTGAACAACCTGAATTGAAAGGCTCACTACCAATGACGGAAATAGTTGCAAAGCCTAAGAAATCAGCTAAACAAAAAGCAGAAGAGAAGGCTGAGGCTATTGATAAGATAGCCAAGCTTAAGAAGCAATTGAAGAGTGAGCAACGTAAAACGCATCAAAAGAAACTTGAAACTCAAATTAAAAAATTACAAACAAAGCTATGAATTTTACAGCAGAACAGTTACAGGAAAACTATAGTAAGTTATTAACAATAATTGATCAGTATATTACCAGCCCACGAAAAGAGAGGTTGATTGAACTATATCAGACTCATGCTGAGCGTATCATGCTCATGCCAGCCTCTAGTACAGATCATCATCACAATGCTTTTCCTGGTGGTTATGTAGACCATGTTAATCGAGTTGTTGAGTGTGCTTTGAAAATTAAAGCTTTGTGGGAAGCTGCCGGATCCTATATTAACTACACGGATGAAGAATTAGTATTCGCAGCATTAAATCACGATCTTGGTAAAATAGGCACCCAGGAAGCAGAGCAATATATACCAAATGATTCTGAGTGGCATAGAAAGAATTTAGGTAAGCTATATAAATATAATCCAGCTAATGCATTTCTACCAGTTCCGGAACGAAGTTTATTTCTATTACAGGAAGCTGGTATACAAGTATCACTCAATGAGTATTTAGGCATACGATTGCATGATGGATTATACGATGATGCTAATAAACCATTCTTTATTTCACATACAAAAGAATCTAAACTAAGATGTAACTTACCTATAATTCTTCACCACGCTGATCATATGGCTGCCAGGATAGAATTTGAGATATGGGATAGAAACGAAGGAACACAGCAAAAAACGCAGACACAAAAACCAAAAGCAAGAATACCACAAAACTTATCTGATACACAGAAAGAAGATTTACAGGGAATATTTAATAAATTATTTGAATAATGATGATTATAACTATTGTTTTACTAGTAGTAACTCTTGGAATTACCGGATATCTTGCGTATATTAATTATACGAAATATAATCGTGCAGTCTTATACGCAGAAGCATATGTACGCTTTATATCAGCAACATACTTAAAAATATCAGAAATAAATTACAGGATGAAAGAGATCGATCATAAAGGGTCATTCAAAGCTGATGATGAGGTAGGATACACATTTACTGCGTTAAAAGAATGCACAGATGATTTGCATAACTTTATAACGAAATATGTCAATACAGAAGAAGAGAAAACCGAGAACCAGTAAGAAAAAAATGTATTTTGGTCCGGAAGTGGATCAAAGTATTATTAATTATAACGAATCTGATGATTACGATGTACGTAGTCGAATATACGAGAAAGAAATAAAATATGCTCTTGATAAGCTAGTAGAAAATACAATACACACTTATAAGTTCTACTATACAGACAATCAAGAGTTATCAACAATACAACATGAGGCCGTTACCTTTCTAATTGAGAAGCTACCAAACTTCACAAGAGAGAAAGGTAAGGCCTTTAGCTATTTCTCCATTGTAGCTAAAAATTACTTCATTTTACAAAACGAAAAAAACTTCAAGAAGTTAACTCAACACGATAAAATAGATGTATACTCAGATTCAACGAAAGTATCAGTAACACCATCCGATGATGTTAACATGATTACATTCATCAATGAGTTTGTAGATTATTGGGATATTAACTTAGACTTTTGTTATGAAAAAAAGGTCGACCGTAACATTGCAGCTGCAATTATAGAGTTATTTAGACGTCGCGAGACTTTGGAAATATTTAATAAGAAAGCTTTATACATATACATAAGAGAAATGACAGATGTATCAACACAGCAAGTTACTCGAGTAGTAAAGTCATTAAAGGATAAGTATCGGAAGATGTATGAAGATTATGATAGACTAGGATATATACCAAAGCAGATTGTATACTGATGATAATACAATTTAGTAAAGAGAGATTGTTAAAGTTTATCGAGTGGGAAATAAAGGCTTGGGAAAATGTAGGTGGTGGTCCTAATATGGATGCTTACTATTTTGATGTATCAACAGCTAACTATCAACAATTAGAAGATGATGGTTACTTTGAAAATACAGATGCTTGGATTGCTGGTGTTAGAATACAAGCACTATATCAATTGATGCAAGAAATACAAAATGCACCGGAGCCAATATCAAAATTTTAAATACATCATTATTTATAATCATGGATAAAGACACTGTAATATTTGACGGTAAATCATTCGCTGATCTTATGAGGGATATCTACAATAATAGTAGAAAAAAAGATGATCAGATTAAAGGCCTTATCGATCAACTCAAACCACTCATCAAAAATGTAAGCGACGCCGCGGCAATGGTACCTTTAATAAAAGAGTACTTAGAGGTCTCAGTTAAAAACGATGAACACTTAGTGCGGTTAGCTGCTATCGTACAGCGACTACTTGTCGCTGCGGGGAAAAATGATGAAGATACCGGTGGGTTATCTGATGCTGAGAGAGCTCAGTTAATGCAGGAAGCTCAGGATTTATTAGATAAGCAAGTAGTATGAGTCTATTTAAAGGTTTAGGTGCGTTACTATTAAGTAATAAAAATACACAAAAAGATCAATCTCAACTACAGTTTACTTTTCTATTAACTGTTCTGGATGTTGTATTAAAGCCTGGTGATCCTTATTATAATAGCCCTGCTGATATAGGTAAGATTAGGATTAAGCCAGTACAAACAGCAGCTCGCCAAAAAGACGATGAATTACAAGCATTTGCATACCCTGCAGATAGAAGAAATGTAACATACCCATTACCAGGCGAACAAGTATATGCATACATAGGATTATCAGATTATATTGACGACTTTGGTAAACCGGCACGTGCATTGTTTTATACAAATAATATAACTCAAAATAATAGTATAACTATAAACTCACTTCCAAATATTGGCGATCAAACATCTGAGTCTAACAATCCACCTGGCTTTTTTCAAGCTGTGTTAAGTAAATTTACTAAGAAGTTACGTAATGTTGATAGTTATAAAACTGGTAATAACCTAGTTAAGGAGCGGCCACCGTTACAACCTTTTGAAGGTGATGTGATTATGCAAGGTCGATTTGGCCAATCAATAAGATTCGGAAGCACTACAGCCGATAGAGACTCACCATGGTCCAAAGCTGGCACTTCCGGTAATCCACTTTCTATAATACGTGTACATAATACAATAAACAATAATCCATCCATAGTAGAGAATATTAATACAGATAACAGTTCTTTATATCTCAGTAGCGCTCAGAGGATTGAAATGCGATTAGGATGCAGTACAAAAATGAATTCGTGGCGAACTATATATAAACTGAGCTCAGGCACACCAGATGCAGTACAGGGTTCAAATACAAACTCAAATAAAGACGAAACTCAGATATATCAAAAGGTGATAGACACACAATTACCAGTTTCCAAATCATATCAAAGTGAAATTTAATGGGCTATAGAACACCACCAACATTATCAAGCAACGTAATACAGACCGTAAATTCCTTTAAGGCTGTGGTGCTAGCTAATTACGATAATTTAACAACTAGGATGATTACCGGTGCACTAAGTGCCGCAGGTATAACAACACCTAAAATACCAGCAAATCAACTAACTAAACTAATAACGGGAACCATAGTTCCAATCACACACCACTGGGAGGGTGGTTGGAGTGATCACCCGAATGATAGTGGAGGTGCTACAATGCGAGGTGTTATATTAACGACTTTTAGAGAAACTTTTAATAAAATATTTAAGAACAGAGGGATACAGCAATTAGATAATGCAGTAGCATCCATTGATCAAAATTTAGCTGGGTGGCGCTCTAATAACCAAATTGGAAAACAATTTTTATATCAACTTTTAAGTGATCAAAAAATTGCAACATTGTGGGTATTATATTTTTTCTGTTCATCATCAAATAGATACCCTATTGCGATTGCTTCCGAGGATCCATATTTGGGTTTTTTGCTTTATGATTTATGCTGGGGATCAGGACCTGGGATGTATAAATCTAATGGCATTGATCGATTAGCTACAGAGTATGGTTGGACTGGTAATAATTTTGCGCAATTCATCACAAGTCTAGGAGATAAAACACCTGAATTTGCAACTAAGGTTTTGCAAAAGCGTATGAGTTTCATATTAAAGATTTCTGAACCTGGATCAAAAAATAGTGTTTTCCGGAAAGGTTGGTTGAATAGGTTAATAAACGCGCCTAACTCACAGCTTGATTCACTCGTTATTATTAATGAGAATTTCAATCAAAATGCAAAAGGCCTTTATACATTTAACCAACAAGAAAAAAACCATCTAACAAGAAAATCAGCTATATACAAAACAATTAAATTAGACTTTCCAAATCTAGCATAATGGCAGTAAGATTTACATATGATGATATAAAGGCAAAGGTTTTGAAAAACAAACCTCTTGCAGTTGAGGCGGTGTCTGGTGTAGAAGTAGCACAATCCGATGTAGACTCCTCAAACAATACAAGTTCACCGGCAGTAGTTAATATTACACCTCTAGAGCCGGTTGATTTTCCTATGGAAGATGTAAATTACGAATCGACATTTACATCAACACAACAAGATATAACAAAAGTACTTTCAATAACACAAGATTCAATAGGGTTTACAAACACATTTAGCAATGCACCACAAGTACTAATTAATTCTGATAGAATCATTATTAATACAAAGCGAGATTATCTAATGTTATTTGGAGCTGCTGGTGTCGCAATATCATCCCAGAACCCAGTCAACTTAGACTCCGACTCAAGCATTACCATAGCAGCTACAGAAGGTATTTACTTAGGAGTACCAAATAATGGTAAGCCTTATGATTTTGGTAATCAAAAAAAACCAAAAACAAAGGGAGAAGCAACTACAAATCAACCCTATGAACCTGTAGCGCTAGGAATTAAATTAGCTAACATATTAGAAGATTTATTGGTTGTAATTAAAAATGCAAGAATAATAACTCCAATGGGGTTAGCTTACTTACGAGAAGATGCACAGTATGACTTAGCTAATCTACAGGCCAGAATACCAGAAATGTTAAGTAGTGTTGTATTTGTTGATGGTGTAAGTCACGAATCAACAGATCCAGCTCCAAAGCAAACTCAAACACCAACACAATCTGACACACAAACAGCAGCAGCTATAAATCAAACACCTACAACACCACAAAATGCATTCAGTGCAGAAACGATTCAACAAACTAGTGGTAATCAAACAACAACGGCCGCTCCAGATATCAGCACGTCCCCAGATTATTATACCCCAGGTGGAACATTAGGAAATTTAGCTAAATAAAATGACGGATATAAGAGATGATATACAAACCGCTAGTATACTAGCAATTAATGACACGAATCTACAGTTAAGATCTGATAGTGTTAAGGATTCTATTATTCAAATAGGCAACGCATCAGTTCATAGAAATTTATACGATGCCTATAAAGAAATGCAACTACAATTACTCAATGATAAAGGTGTTGAGCTGCAAATAGAAGAAAGCTTCGTATCTAAATATCAACTCATTGATCAGCTACGTAAACTTGTTAAACAGAAAGATAAATACACAGAATACAAATTATTACTGGATGATTCGGTATCAATTAATGATGTGGCTAATGATTCAAACTTTACCAATTTCACCACTTTTCTAGATAATTTGCCAGCCGAGGAATTTGAACCCTCATTAACAAATTCAGTATTGTCATTTACACAAGCTATTGAACTATATCAAACACCAAATAAATTCAATCTAGATCCACGTAGATCTGGAGTGTATGTAAAATTTGGTCCGGCAAATATTATACACGACAGTACACTTAGATGGTTAAATAAATATGCTTTTGATTATGGCTTTATCTTTTACGGACCCTATGATAAAAGTGTGTGGATGTACAATAGAAAACTAACGACAGGAACCCCTATTTTTCCAGGAAAGAATACTTTATCTAATCTATTAAACTACTTAGATTAATGCCTATTAACTTTGAATTAACTTTTACCCAACCGATACTAGCTGAATTAGATGCTGGGAGGATAAAAAGTGCTTCTGATTGGGCTAAGGTTATTACAAAGTACTACACAGCAACAATCAAAACAGGACTACCAAATGGTGTAGCTGTAACACTTCCTGCACCAGCTTTACAGGGAGCTCCGTATCCAATAAATCCTATCTTTTATAATACAATTGATACAAAAAGTAGGTTAATGGAAAATATAATCAAAGCCTATTTTTTAGTAGAGGAAATTAAAGTACAAAAAGCGGGTGTTCGCGGTTTGGCACAAACGATAAAACAACTCACAATAAAAGCTAGACTATTAAAAAGTCAGATAAAATCGACAGCGCAGCAAATTAAACAGATATCAAAGGAATTAAAGGAGTTACCTACGACTCTAACAGAATTATATACATCTATTTCGGCTGAGATAAAGAATAAGATTAAAGAGACTGGTGAACTAATAAAAGCAATAGATGATTTTGGTGTAGTTCAAGCAAATAATTTACCAGCGATTAGAGCTTTATTCGTCGACGAAATAAAATTAATAGAAGAAATACAGAACTTTGAATTTAGTTTTAATATAAGCACTCTTCAAAAGATTGCATTACTACTATCGGCAACAGATACTAGAATAGCTGAGATTGATTCCCGCACATCAAGTGAGTCTGCATTTAAAGCATATATCTTGCAGAGAATAACTACGTTGATTAAGAGTTTATATGAATTAACCAACACCGCAGTATCACCAACACAATATATTACCTATTATCAAGAGCTATCTTACACAAATGCAAGAGCAAAGCTAATATATGAAAAATTAAAAAGAATAGAATTTTTGCAAAAAAATCTCGAACCAGAACTAAAAAAATTAGAAGATAAGTTAGAGAATAAAAAAAGAGAGCTTGTTGATCGAATAGAATTAAAAGTGGATGAGTTAAAAAAAGATTTATCTAAGAGACTTGAAGATTTAGCAGCTAAACGAGGTGAAGGTAAAGCTGAGAGTTTTAAAAAGGCAAAAAAGACACTTTCTGATTATCGAAAAAAATACAAAGATGAGATCAAAAATAAAAAGGCTTTAATTAAAAAATACACAACCATTGTAACATCACTAGCTAATATAGTAGCTAAGTCAACAGCAATACTACTCGGTGTGTTAGGTGAAATTAACAAAATAAAACAACAAACAACTGATATACAACTTGACATTGAACAGCAAAAACAATTAGTTAATCAATTAGCGATTCAAAATAATTTAACAGAAATATCAGACACACTTACATTATTAGTTGTAAATAGTAACATAAGTGCACAGACAATAAAACAATATCTACAAACAGATTCGTTAGTTGCGACAAGATACTATAATCAACTTTTAACACTCATAAATACTGACATTGCATCTTTATTGGGTGAAATCTATAATACCCCAAAACAACAAAAATCTATCGCCCAACAAGAAACTACAAACTTCCTTGCTTTTTACAATCTATATGAAACAAAATTTAAACCTAAATTAAATAAAATTAGTAAATATATAGAGGATCAAACGATGGATATTAAAAAGTCCGTTGAGGAGAAGTTTGACGCGTCGAAAAAAGACATTAGTGATTTTGCAATAAACCTAATACCAGTTAAGAGTGATATTGAAGATAAAAAAACAAAAAAGTTAACAGTTGAAGAAAAATCACGTTTAATAAAAGATAAGCGACAAAAACTAAGCACTGTTAGGCGTTATTTAGTATGTAGCAAACAACTAATACAGGGATCAACGATAGTAATTAAAAATATAACAAACGACGAATATAGTTATTCCAAAAACGAACAAGCAATCACTAAAATAGCAGATGGATACTTTAATTTTAAATTAATAGGAAAGTCAGATTCGCAGGTACAAGGGTTATTAGAAAAAAAACAACGCTTTAAAGAGCGTATGCAGGAATTATCTATTGTAGATGGATTAATATTGGGGATAACATCACTAGTAGATGAAATAAAAGCTAATCCTAATTTTACACAGGATTGGAAAACTCAAGTATTAGATAATATAAAAGATAATACGCAACTAACAATATTTAAGACACTAGGTGATTTAGTAAACAGTGATTTGCAGATAAAAGATATTAGATCAATAGCAAATAAATTAACATACTCACTAGTACAGGATCGAAATACAATTCAAGATATTGCAAGATTAGAACAGAGATACACATTAAAAACAATTCAACTATTTAATAGATTGGGTCAAGCAGATAATCGCATAGGTATATACTTTAAAAATTTGGCAAGTAAATTACAAGGTAGTGATTCTATAATACTTTATTTACTTAGAGAGATGTTAAATATCCAAAATGAAGCAATGAGTTATTTAAACAAATTTATCGATGACGCAAAGTCTGAAATACAAACAAAAATAGCTGATAGAAGAGATAAAATCATAGAGGATAATAAAAAAGCTTTGGATAAATTAAAAGAAAAGGCGGTAAACGTCAAAGCTGGCGTAATGAGTCTAACTTTCAGTCTGGCTACACGAGCATTGTGGGCAGGAGCCTCCTGGGTTGGTCCTACTGGTACAGTATTTACCGTATCCTCAATTGGCCCTTTTAAACCAATCAAAGCGCGTTCAACCGATGGTGCTAGTGTAATGGTGAGAGAGATAGCACGCGGCTTTGAAACGCAATTGAAAATCTTAACCGGTATATATTCGAATCCAGGAGTTGGTATAACACCAATACCGTTCGTTGGATATAGCTAATATTTATAATTATGAAAGCACAAGAATTTGTAAAACTATTAAGAACAGTTATTCGCGAAGAAGTTAGATCTGTTGTTGGTGATGAGCTTCGCAAGGTGTTAAATGAGGAAATCACCACATCAAAAACACCGATCCAGGAACAAACTAAGTCTAAACAAAAACCAATACAGCGTACGAAATATCAACGAGATTATCCATTAGTCACTATGGAAGATATATTCGCTGATACAAGAGCCAATATGGGGGGATTTGGTAATGATGAGATGGGTTCCAACATAGAAGAAACGTATAATCCAGAATTACCAGTATCAAACGCGCAGACAATGACTCTAATAAAAGACTACAGTAGTTTACTTAAAAGGGCGGATGAAATCGCCAATAATACTAGAGGATAATGGCACAGGAAATTAGAGTTGATCCTATTGATCTAGAACTAGATACGGCAATTGGAGTAGATTTACCTATGATAAACTCCAATGGATCGGGATTTAAACAGACTTATTTTACTATCGATGCAGCGTATGCGAATGCTAGAAATTTACTCTTAACAAACAAGGGTGAGCGAATAATGCATCCTAATTTTGGTTGTGATCTTCGTAAATCAACATTTGAATTTAACGATTCTATTTTAACTACAAATATAGATTCAAAAATTCGAACTGAGTTTGAATTCTGGTTACCTTATATATTTATAAATGAGTTGACAATAACACCAGCACAAGATAAAAACACAGTCTTCATAAAGTTAGTAATTAGTTTACGAGGAGATAGTTTCAATACAAGAAGTATAACACTACAAATAAACACAAATCAATAATGCCTACTAAGGATATTAAATATTTAGGTCGCGATTTTGATAGCTTTAAACAAGGCTTAATTGAATTTGCAAAAGTATATTATCCAACAACATATAATGATTTCAATGAAACATCACCAGGAATGATGTTTATAGAAATGGCATCGTATGTTGGCGATGTTCTTAATTATTATATTGATAGTCAATTCAAGGAGAATTTAGTACTACATGCACAAGAACGTAGAAATCTACTAGATATTGCAAGTGCTTTTGGATACAAACCAAAGTTATCAATACCATCAATAGTTGATCTTGATATATACCAACTATTACCAGCTACAGGCACTGGTGAGAATGTCACCGCTGATACAACATACGGCCTAGTAATTAACGCTGGTATGCGCGTAAGATCAACTGTGAACTCAGTGGAATTTATTGTACAAGAAGGTGTGGATTTTACAGTCAATAACTATTTATCTCCCACTGAAATTTCAGTTTATAGTATTGATCAAACAACTGGAGCTCCAAACTATTTCTTAGCTAAAAAAACTGTAAAAGGAATAAGCGCAATCATAGAAACAGTGACCTTTGATATTGGAACAGCTGAGAAATTTAAAAAGTTGTTGATTGAAGGGAGTAGCCTGATAGCTATCGACAGCATCGTCGACTCAGATAATAACACGTGGTATGAAGTACCATATCTAGCACAAGATACTATATTTGAAAAGATTACAAATACACAATTTAATGACCCAGACACAGCAGTATACTCTAATGAAGTACCGTATTTACTTAAATTAAAAAAAGTATATAGACGATTTATAACTAGAATCAAGGAAGGTGGTATTGAAATACAATTTGGTTCTGGTGTATCAACAACACCAGATGAAGAGTTGCTAGCAACACCAGAAAATCTAGGATTAATACTTCCTACGGGTAAAGATAATATAGATGCGTCGATCGATCCCGCTAGTCCATTATTTACAACATCATATGGAATTGCACCAAGTAATACAACATTAACAGTATCATATCTAGTAGGTGGTGGAATCACAGCGAACGTACCATCAAATACAATCACAGAAATCACAGACATAAACATATTAACATCAAACTTACCCCTTGCAACCCCGCTTCTAAACCAACAAATTATAAACTCAGTAGCAGTTAATAATCCTATAGCAGCAAATGGTGGAAGAAGCGGTGAGTCTATTGAGGAGATAAGACAAAATACCCTAGCTCAATTTACAGCACAAAATAGAGCGGTAACTCGTGAGGATTATATTGTAAGAGCGTATGCAATGCCATCAACATATGGTAGTGTGTCTAAGGTATTTATAACTCCTGATGAACAAAACAATATAGGTACAACAGAACTTAATGATACGGTAGCTAATCCGTTAGCTATGAATATGTATGTTTTAGGTTATGACAACAACAAAAACATAACTTTAGTTAATAGAGCTATAAAAGAAAACTTAAAAGTTTATCTGGATACGTATAGGATGTTAACAGATAGTATTAATATTCGTGACGCTTATGTGGTTAATATTGGAGTAAATTTTGATATAATTACATTGCCATCCTTCAATGCAAATGAGGTATTATTGAGATGTGTTGATATTATGAAAAGTTATTTTGACATTGATAAATGGCAAATTAATCAACCTATAAATCTAAATGATATATATAGTGAATTACTTAAAGTAGACGGTGTACAAACAGTAACAAAGGTGTCGATCGTAAATAAAAACGATTCATATAGTGGATATAGTGATGTGTCATATGATATATCAGGAGCTATTCGCAACGGCATAGTTTACCCGAGCTTAGATCCGTGTATATTCGAAGTTAAATACCCAAACATTGATATAAAAGGCAGAATAGCAACATATTAACCATGATAATAAGCTTTTACCCGCAGAAAGATGCAACCTTATACGAAAAGTACGTAAACAAAAATACGGGGCTTGACGCTATTCTTGATATTTCTAAAGTTATTGAAGGAACCACAAAGTATAACTCCAGAGGAATAATCAAGTTTGATTTAACAACACTGGCACAATATAGCAGCTCAAGACTAATTCCATCAGCATCAACTGCTAAATATTACCTTAAATTATATGCCACTGAACCGGAAGAAATTCCAGTAGATTATACATTGGAATGTTACGCTATAAGCGGTAGTTGGAACATGGGTACTGGTAGATATGCAAACACACCAGAAACGACAGATGGAGTTACCTGGAAATATAGAAGTTCGGTATCAGCTACGGGATTAAAATGGACTACGGCATCATATGCACCAACAACAACCGGATCATATGCAACAACACCTGGAGGTGGTACTTGGTATACAGGATCCTTAACTACACAATCATTTAGTTACTCAACTGCGGATGTTGAATTGGATGTAACTTCCATAGTTAATAGTTGGTTAAATTCAACAATACCCAACGAAGGCTTTATCATTAAAAAATCAGATACAACAGAACAAGATAATAATATCTTTAAAAGCTTAAAATTTTTCAGCAGAGATAGTAATACAATATGGATACCTCGTTTAGAAGTAAGATTTCAAGATTATCAATATACATCAAGTTTTAGTAATATTAATGTAAATACTGAAAACTATATTAATATATCAAATATTAAGAATATCTACAATGAAAAAAGTAGAGTTCTATTCAGAGTAAATGCTAGGCCTAGATTTCCTCAACTCGCATTTCAAACATCTTCCATTTATCTAAACAATTATCTAATACCGTCAGAATCTCAATATAGTATCGTGAAAGCTGATACCAAGGACGTGATCATACCATTTGATACCGGGTTTACAAAAATTTCAGCAGATGCTACAGGAAATTATTTCAGATATTATTTAGATGGTCTACAACCAGAGCAGTATTATAAAATATTAATTAAAGTTGTAGATACACAAGTGGGGTATGAGGAGATCTATGATAATGATTGGATATTCAAGATAAATAAACAACAATGAGAGGTATCGATGGTAGTATTATTGTAGATTTAGGTGATGGAAAAACAACAGTAATATCTGGATCTTTATCAAGTCTTGCAATTTCAACGTTGGATGAAAATGATACGATTTACAATCTGTATCCCACCAAGCTTAATGAACCGCCAATTATAACAACTGGCATACTAGATGCCAGTACCCCTCAGATTAAACCAATCCAAGCAGCTCAATTAAATCGAAGAGTAATGTATCTAAATAATGATAGTACTATTCGAATTGCAACCGGAGAAAGTATCACCCTAAGGGTAGAGGCCATACAACCAAGTACATTAAATGTAGAAAATGGTATACCAAAAGTAAAACCAGCACAGCAGGATATAGTTTATATTTGGAGAAAGGATGGAATCACGCTGACAAATGAGCTAGATAATGCATCACCAAAATACACTATCAATAACAATGAGTTATTAATACAAAATATAGACATAGTTGATTCGGGTTTATATAGTTGTGACGTAACAAACGACATAGGAATCACGGAGTCTGAGGATATTGAGTTAGAAGTACTTGATGTTGAGGCCAATCCATTTTTTCAAATCAACCATGTAGTAAATCCAATAGCTATCAACGGCCTAGATGGATGGACAGAGTCTGTAGGTTCGATAGAAGCAAAAACACTTAGCAAAATACAATCTCAGACATACAAAGAAATAACAAACACAGACTATTTTGGATACACAGTCGATATGTTTAACCCAAGACCATATCAATTAAACTATAGTGATGTAAAAAACTACAGCTCTAACGAATTGTTAGATAATGGAGGTTACTTCACAAGACCAAAATTAAATTATTTCCAAAATGGAGAGTTAGTAACTGTATCAGCATATCAGGATGTTGATGTTCAAGATATCCAAGAATATATACAAAATAGTGTATATGGTGTGAAGGGTGTTCGAGGTGTATTTACTTGCTATATAGGAAATGCGATATCTAGATTCTTACACACAACACAATATACAACACACACTGCAAGAAAAAGGAAAAAAAGTCGATTTGGTAATAATTATAATTTAAACCAATCAAGACTTAGCGAAGAAAATATGCTAAAAGCTGGCCTTCCTGAAATTAACGAAGTTATTGAGGTTGTAATTGAAGAATATAATGGGAATAATATAATACCAACATCGATATTAGATCCACAAACTAATGCAGTACGTAGATTATCAAGAATATCACTACTGGATCCATGGACGAAAGTAAAAAACAATACAAACAACAGTAATCCCTTTAAGAGATTTGATCAAATGACTACGAAGTTATATGGACCTGATCAGGATGCTAGGTATACGATGGGTCAATTTGTCGAACATAATAAAGTTATAATCAATCAATTAAATTTTAACACAACTAAAATTAGAATTAGATTAAATTTCACATCATCAGATATTAGACTATCTGACTTGAATCCAGTATTCACACAAAACACAGATGAGATATTTGATCTTATTAGCTGGCAAAAACCATTTAAACAAAATACAACACCACCAATAACAGAAGGTGAATTTATATATTTTTATTTAACTCAACAACCAAGAAATCAAAATAAGTCAATTAGTAGGATCTTACCTAAAAATGGCATATCGCGAGGATTGATAACTGGTCTTAACTTAAATCTGATCCCATTACTAGACGAAAAGCGCAGCGACCACTATATTTATAATATAGGAAGCATAATAAGCAATACGCAGACAAAAGTGCCAAGCACTCTCACTCCATAACAGTAATGCAGAAGGTTTACAAAACTCAACCACGTAGTATAGATAAAGCTAAAAGAAGTACGGATTATCAGCTATTACCTGTAAATCCCGTACCTCCAACTATATCATCTCAACCAATAAAGAATGTATTTCAAGTAACCTGGTTAGATAGTACTGGTAAATCAAAATCCTTTATACCATCAACAAACACAATACAAATAGTAGAGGGCACAGAGATTGAAATCTCAATAATAGCAAATGACCCAGCTAATCTACAAAATCCAAACGATGATAGCAAGTTAAAATACGTTTGGAAAAGAGATGGAACTCCACTCTATGACATAAATAAGCTGAATAATAACACTGGTATGCGAGGTATAAGTATACCGAGAGAAGATTCAAAAAAGGATCTATCAGGCACATATACTGTTGATGTCATTAATGAGTTTGGAACAACAACCTCATCTGAAGTTATATTAAACATTTTTAAATATATAGATCACCCATTTCTATATAAGAATCTACTAATTAATGGTAATGGTGATGAGGGATTGGATGGTTGGGAAGTGGATTCTGCAATTAAAACTGATGGTTATTTCGAAGGTTTATTAGAGACAAATAATTTTGGTAGCTTTAATGTGCAACTTAACAAACCGCTAGAAACAACATACCCACAGGAAATGTTTCACTTTCCTAAAGGAACTAATTGGAGTAACTTTTCTGGTGTATATACAAGGATAATCAACGGAGATAATATAAATGAACCAGGATTTAAGTGGGCGCAATCATTCCCAGCATCTTTAATATTAAATGAGAAAAAAGAAAACACTAAACTCTCTAGTTTTTTTCCGGATCCAAGTTGGATAGATGGATATAATAGAAATGGAGAACCAATCACGATTCCATTACAAGCTGAGTTAGAAAACTCAAAAGCATACTTTACAAGAGATGTTGTTAGGTTTAATAAGTATGGAGAACAATCAACAACGCGAGCCACACAGGTAATCGATCTAACAGAGATTGCAGATATTATTGATGGTAATGTCTATGGAATAGATCAGGTTGTTGGTCAATTTTTTGCTTATGTTGGAGTTGGTTTGAGTAGATATAAGTTTAATGTACCGTATACAACCGGGGTAACCCAAACGAATTGGTACATATTAGATAATCAAGTTTATGATGTTATAGGTGATGATTTTGCAACAAGGGGCCCAACTTCAATATTTTATCCGGAGGGTGGATTAGATGAAACAAAACCAATTGAACTAGTACCAATCGTAGACGATATAACGTGTATATATTTAGAATACTTAGATCAAAACGATGTTGTTGTTAGTCAAAAGAAGATAGATGGACCTACAGCTGAAGATATCTTTGCTGTTAAAGAAAAGTTTTACATACCAAAGTTTATAGAAACACCAATATCAAAAGGTATACCCTACAAAAGTGTTGACGCGTATAACGTATATGATGTAGCAGCAATACGAAGTGGTTTACTTAGTTTTAGAGATAATGGATCTTTAACAATGCCATCGGGAGATGGTAGAGTTCCCGCGGTAACTGGACAGGAGTGGTATAACGACGTTGTTAACAATGCATTTACACCAATAATTAGTGCGTTATTCTACTTTGAATCACTAGACGACTCAGCACCATCCATACCAGATATTACACAGGTTACAGATGATGTTTTTTATAATTATTTTTACAAAAGAGTAGCCGAAGTTATAATAGAACAACAACTGTCTGAGGATGAAGATCCTAGAAATTCAAGCAATGCACTACGTAATCAAGGATCAACATACTACTTTGAATATCTTTCATCAGCACTTTTTAGAGATTCTGCAACTTTTAATAATTGGCGATATGCTATGTTGTTAGCAAATGATGGTTATCAAAGAAGTAATGATGGTATTACTGAGCGAGAAGCTTACCAATACCAACAAAGATTTGCTATTTTTGAGAGATTTTTGAATCTTGCAAATTCAAATAAGCGATCAGTTGTAGATAATGTAAAATATACAAATAATATAACAATATTTAGTCAATCCTATTCCAATGTGCAATCTGTAAGTGAAAACACAGATAGAAATCAAACGTGGATATACAATAACATAGAAGGTGGTGCATCACAAACAAATAAGCTAAAAACTGATCGTGGAGCAGCTGCATTCTTTGCCATAAACGATAATGATACAATACCAAAAGGTACAAGAAAGGTTCGAGTATCATTTGAATTTAAACACACATCAGAAACATTTGCTGATCAATCACCCGAAGTTAAAAATTGGAATAATCAAGAGTTATATATAGATTTATTCGGTGCAACAGAACAAGATAAAGATGTGTCATTAAATTATGGTGCACCTCGATGTGCAATTACATCCATGAAATATCTTCTATTTCCAAATAAAACAACCGTTGATACTCGCTATAATTCTTATTACATACCAAGTAATAACATTTGGTATATAGAAAAAGCCAAGTTATTTCAAAACATACATAATTCATCTACTGATTTTGTTTATAACCCAACAACAATTGATAACATACAACCACTACCAACATCACAACCATATACTGAGGATCAAATTAATACATCTGAACAAAATACAAGCAGACCGCCTATAGAACAACAAGCGCAGCAACAAACAACAACTACTAGAATGTGATATTTATATTTAAAAGATAGTGGCACAACCAGTTAACATACCACCAACCACAAGACCCTTTAATACTACACCAAACAATGTATCGGTACCGCTATTTGGGACCTATGCAAACAATATTATTGAATACCCCAATGATTGCGTACAAATAGATTTATCAAATCTAAATTCAATCTATTTAGAGTCTATTACTCGTGGTACTGTAGTTGATATAAGGGGAACAGAAATCACGATAAATCCTGAGAAAGATCTAGTTAATGCTGGATTTATATCTGGTAAATATAATCTAACCCATAGATTTTTAAGAAACTATCTAGGGTCTAGTGATGGGCATAAATTAACTATACAGGAGATTAGTAATGATAGACTTGAAATAAGAGTACTGCCATTTTTATCAAATAATATATCAAATGTAGCCTTTACAAATTTTTTTGCATCAGGAATATTCCAGCAACAAAAATCAATCGTATTACCAGATTTATACATATATTTAGATGCAATTGATCGTATTGGTGTTTTTGACTATGTGCAAGACAATCTAACTATTAGTGAATCACCATATAGTATAATATTCAAATTAACAACCCCGTTACCAATCGATAAGGTTATTGGAGATCTAATTTGGTTAAGTCAAGAAGTTTCGAATCCAATACAGGAGTTTATTACAATTATTCCTCCGAAACTACAAAGAAAAAATAGACAGATAGCTGGTCCTAACTTTGAACTATTAGTTAAACAGAGAATTAATCAACAAACAACTTTTAAGAATTGGAATGATTTAATAACTACATCTTCGGTTAACATACAAAGTATCGTAAACCAAATTTTAAGTGGGTCACTAATAGAGGGGATACCATTAAATGTAGATTATAGAAAATTTGACAATCACGTATTCTTTGGTTCAGCAGCAGAGCGCTTACAAAACTTCAAATATAAAGTACAGCTTTTAGAATCTTATGATGCGAGAATAGCTCAACTAACAACTGATTTGAATGGGCTGCAAGATAGTAATGCAACTGGGTCTTTTTACTATACGAAGAATGTAACAGAAGCAAGGAATAAAAAAGCCGCGCTAATAGGTGCATTTGATGGGTATGAAAAATATTTGTATTTTACATCCCACTCATATGAAAGCTCATCATATGGTGAATTTTATCCAGCAACTTGGCCTAAACAAAATTCACAAAAACCTTATACATTATACAGTAGTACTTCACCGGAGGCTGAAGATTGGTTTGATGGAATACTAACATCTGCTAGCTTATATGATTATAATAATGCAAATAGTTTACAAAAACTTACTCCAGAACACATCCAATTAGACGATACGAATCAATCCTATCTATTATTTGTTAATATGATTGGACATTACTATGATTTAATCTACGCATACATAAAAGATTACGTAAAACTATACAATCGAGATGAATCATTACTCGAGGGATTCAGTAAGGATTTGATATATGCCATATCACAGAATCTGGGAATTGATTTCGAAAATGGTGCCTCTATAGAAGATCTATGGCAGTATGCAATTGGATTAGATTCCACTGGTAGTTACGTAAGTAATTTTCAAGTTTCATCAGAAGATAGAGTAAAAGAGGTGTGGAAGAGAGTGGTTGCAAACCTGCCTTATTTACTCAAAACCAAAGGAACTGAACGTAGTATTAGAGCGTTAATAAATTGTTACGGACTACCAGCTACGATTTTAAGAATACGAGAATACGGAGGTCCAGAACCTGAGTTTACAACCAAGACTGATTTGAAGTATGAGAGGTTCTTTTATGACTTATCGGTTGGTCAAACTAGTGGATCATCATTCTCTTATGTAGAATCACCATGGACATCCTCTATTGAATATGGAACTCACCCAAACACAATTGAATTAAGATTTAAAATACCAGAAGGTGATACTAGGGAGCAGATTATACTAGATCACCCTGGTAGATTTCACATTAAAGCTTTTCAATCTGCATCCGGTGATTATATTGGATTCTTTTTAAGAGGTGGATCACCTTTACAGTATGCAAGCTCGTCTGTATCTTGTTCTGTTTTCGATGGAAATTATCACCTACTATCACTGAATAGATCAGTAGACAGTGATTCAATAAATGCAAATCAGACTTATACTCTAATTGTAAAAAAAACAAAATATCAAAAAGTTACACAAACAGTATCGTGTAGTCTACTTGTTGATGCAACAACAATACCTGCTAGCAGCTCATATAATCAACGATATATGCATACGGGGGATGGATCCTACGTAGGTCTTCAAATACCAGGTAGTGGATCATCTAACGCTGGGTATTTTCAGGGAACCATTCAAGAATTTAGATATTGGTACAAAAATCTAGAAGATAGTGTTTTAGACAACCACGCATTAGCACCAACAAGTTACCAGGGTGACTTAGATAGTGAGTTTACAGGTACAACATCCAGCTTCTACAATCTATTATATAGACAAACTTTTGGTTCTGATAATATTAAATATAATCACAATTCAATAACAAGCTTACTTAGTAAACATCCAAACCAAAGCATACAAAGATTAGGTGGTGGATACATTAAATCAGCATCATTTTATAACTTCCCACCAACCACGTCAACCTACTATAATCCAGTACTAGAGTTTCACTCACTAGAATGGCCAGATCTAGGTGGAAATAGAAGTGTATCAAATAAAATAAGAATTGAACCAACACTAACCACAGGAGTTGGTTTGTATAGAAATAGATCAGTACAGCGATCCTTAACGGATTCACAACCACCAGATAGTCCAAGATTAGGTATTTATCTTTCACCGCAAAATGAAATTAATCAAGATATCGCCGAACAATTTGGAGGAATTAGCATTGATGATTACATAGGTGATCCACAAGATGTTTACAGAGAATACTATCCAGATCTATCAAATCTAAGCAATGAATATTACAAAAAATATACAGCGCACAATCTATATAATAATTACATAAGAATAATACGCTATTATGATGGGTCTTTATTTCAACTAATAAAAAAACTAGCACCACACAGAGCTAATTTACAAACAGGATTAGTAATAGAGCCTACTATTTTAGAGCGTAATAAGTTTGCAACTAATAAACCATCATCACAAGACTTACTATACACAGCATCGATAGACATTCCGGATATATACATACCTGGTGGTGCTATACAAGATGCTGATGGAGATCAAAGAGATCAAAGTGGTTATGTTTGGGAAACAGAAATAGATTTACAATATACAGAATTAACTGGAAGCTATGATTATTTAGAAACACAATTATCTGGTTCATCAGTACAATTGCAAGCATACCAATATGAGTATAATAATCAACAAGTAGCTCAACAACTATCAGTAGAAGAAAGGTTATTTGATGAAATAGATACAGCTGTAACAGCATATGGTAGAGATGTTAGAGTTGATGGTTCACAATATTGGTTTTATACTTGGAATCGTAGTGGTTCAGAGGGGTTTGTTTATGTACCAAGTGTCCGCTACGATTATGCAGAAGGTATACAGCCAACTATTTATGATAGTAAGCTGTCAGAATATCAAAGATTAATTAATTATGATGTACCACCAGGTGTAACAATATTACCAAATGGTACAGCTATATATGATTTCATTAGTGGTGACATATAGTTTTATTTAAAAGAATGAATAATCAAGAAAATGGATATATTTTTGCAGAAAAATTTAATAGTGAATCTATTAATTATGGAACTGGCTTTAATCCACTGAGAGGTAAAGGATATAGTGCATCTATTAGAGATCTAGTATTTGAGGAGCAATTTTATGGTGATCCACGATATGGTGGCTCTGAATATGGTGGAAATAGTGATGGTTACTATATAAGATGGATGTTTACATCATCACTAACTCAAAGCTTCTACAATGCAAATCCCAATATAGATCCAAGCGAGAATTTATACGTTTTACATCAAAATTATATTCCAACTGGATCCGGATCTGGAGCAAATGACGATAAATTTATACAATATACAACTTACATACCGCTAGGCACACAAAATTTCACATTTCCACCAACAAGCACTAATTTTAATTATAATATATCGGGAGAATATTATAGTCTAGCAACAGTAGATAATAGTGCTATTAATCCACAGGTACTGCGAATTGGTACGGGTTCTGGTGAAATAACAACAGCAAACAATCCACTAGGAATAATAATTAGTCCAGATATATCGGCAACACCATCAGGATCCTTTAATATAACCGCATCCTCAAGCAGTCCACAAATATACTTTAATCTACGAGGCAGATATACATCAACTGGCTCAGTATTTGTCTTACGCAATCTAAAAATAACATACCCAGTTAACATCTCCAACTTTGAACAATTTGCACAAACTCAAGATTTACATCTACAAACATCAACTGGGATGACAAATGCTAGATATAATGGTTGTAAGATGACTTCCCCTGATTTCAATATAGATAGTCCAGATACAGTTGATGGAGGGCCAGTTGTAACGGTGACAACGGTTAATCCAAAAGGACCAGTAGTGGGTGACTTAGTACCAAGAAAGAAAACATCACAAAGTGTAAAAAGTACAAGTAATCTAACCGGTAAAGGGAACTTTAAAATTAAATAAAACAAAAAAACGACATATTTATATAAAATAAGAAAGAGTATGGGATACTTAAATAATGCTACGGTTACCGTTGATGCGATATTAACAAACAAAGGAAGACAAATCCTTGCAGCAGGCGGAATGCTTAATATTACAAAATTTGCATTGAGTGATGATGAAATTGATTACGATCTTTGGAATCCGGCACACACACTAGGTACTAATTATTATGGTGCTGTAATTGAAAACATGCCAATAATAGAAGCTCTGCCTGATGAAACTCAGATGATGCGCTACAAATTAGTAACATTACCAAAAAATGTGATAGGTATCCCACAGATCACAGTTACACCAGGTTCAATTACTTTCAATGCATCTAGCGAAGCTGTCACAGTAACACCAACAACAATCAATCTAGATGGTGGAAACAGCACACTTGGATATACTGTGATACTAAGTGATAATACAGTAGCTACAATAGAAGTTGCACCAGATGGAACAACAACACGTCCTCCAACAGGACCTGGCGCAACATCAACATCAACACCAATGGTTGCAGCAGATATGAGCGTAACAAGCTTTATTGATGATGAAGCAGTAGGTATTACTACAGCTGGTACAACAATTACTCGAGTTGGTAAAAAATTCATTGTGAGACCAGTACCACAACCAGTTACCCCACAAAGACCAGCTGGAACAGTCACACGCGCATTACTAACAATCATAGGAAACGAAACTGGTGGATTTAAAACAATCCAAATTACATCAGCACTTGGAATATATCAAGACGTTAATCAATTTAATAGATTTACATCATAAACAAACATAACAAGCAACTACCAGAAATATGATATATAAAAATTTTACGACCGATGATGTTATTACTGGAGATATTCAAACAGTATCTCAACCACTATGGTCAGAGAATATTAATCCACTATCAGGAGGTTATTCGGCTGGTGTAGGTTTCTTCACATCCTCTACACAAATGTCTCAATCAGGTGATTATTACGTGAATGTATATCATCGAGATCCAGTAGCACAAAGCAGTACATCACAAATACAATTTGCTATAGCGTATGGACATAGATTGGGTAGTGGATCGGAGGGAGATCCAAACACAACCGGTCAAAACACAAACGATACACCATCAAGAGCAATATACTCACAATATAGAAATCAATTATTACCACCAACAGATCAGGTATTTACATTCGGCTCAGGTAACGGTGCAAGAAATCCAGACGATATTCTTGTAGTTAATATTGCTAGAAATCGATTTAGACAAAAAGTAGATCCAGGTAACTGGGAATTAAGACTTGCGTCTGGATCAGCAACAGCAACAGCCTATTGGACATTTATAGATGGATCAGGGGCTGGTGAAACCCCATCAGTAAACCAAGGTGGTCGTGTATTTCCTATTTATAGTGGATCTGGTGGAGTAACAGCATCAAGTACGGTATATGGATTATTCTATCCTGATAACGGTGTATTTATCTTCGATGCAACTATACTAAGTTCTTCTTTGGGAATGGCTATAGATAAGAGTTCACCAACGGCAGTAGGAGGAGCTCAAAATCCACGAAACCACACACAGTTATACCGACATATAAGTAGCTCAAACTTCTTTGCAGCCAGAACAGAGGAGAAAGTCACATCAACACACTACTTTGTTCGTGTAACTAATAAACAGTTTAATTTCTCAAATAATCCAACATTTACAACTGGATCAGCCGGCAACTTCAGACACCCTTCAATGTTACGTAACCCAAGTGTTTATATTACAACAATTGGTATGTATGATAATAACAATCGACTATTAGCTGTTGCCAAATTAAGTAAGCCTTTACTAAAATCATTTAATCGTGAGGCGCTCATAAAAGTAAAACTAGATTACTAAGAACCACTCCATGGATAGCATCCTTGGATCAACCCTCCAATTACTGGGGGGTTTCTTTTTTAGAAGATATTTATAAGTATATGGCAGGAGTTTTCAAAAGTTTAGATAAATCAGATGTACGTATAACCCCGTTTCGAGCTTATAAACAGTGGAGTGGAATAGATTATTATACGCTATATATAGCTGATTATTCAACAATACCTCAATATCTACAACAAGATCCAACTGATATCAACTTTGATCAAGGCAACACACCTTTATTATCAGGAGAAGTAACGACAGCGGATGATAAATATGAACGAATAGTACACAAGTCAATAGATCATCTCTTTTACAGATACTATAAAACAAACACAAAGGGATCTTTTGGATCAGCAAATGTAAACTACCAAAGACGAAGTTTAAACGATAAAGCATTTGTAATATCATTACCACAAAAAAAGTATGGAGAAGAAGTACAGCAAGGATCTGTAATAGTTGATATCACCAGAAATGGTACTTTTTACAATGGTACATATACACTAATAGATGATATTTACGGAAATTTATACATAAGTAACTCTATAGCAGGTACACAAGTATCGTCATCAAATGAAGTAGGTAGATACCATTTTGATCTTGGTTACAAGTATGTAGGAAAAGGCCCAGTTACTGTAGTTGATGAGTATGCTGATGGTTATTGGCCAATGAAAATTACCTATAAAAATATTGTTTTTGACAGTATATATAGTGATTTAGGTACCTGTGCCTACTTTACATCAAGCAATCAGAGCACACTAGTAATTTCACCCGGCCCGGTTCAAAAATTCAAACAATCCTACAACTTTGAAAACAGCAACTTTAGTATATTCTTTACATTAAAACCAGAATACCCAGCTGTAAATTATGAATTTGCAAACATTGTTGCAAAACAAGGACCGGTTGAAGATATTTTCATAGACTTAAATGGTAATATCGGATCGTCACCAGCTGGCAATAATTATCCATATAAAATAAAATTAGGTGTATCTGGATCAAATCTAGGTAAACTGTATTTTGGTAGAAGTTCAGGCTTTCAAACATCGGAAATAGATACGGGGTTAACAACATTATCAGCTGGAGCAGTGTATAATGTTGCTGTTGTTAAGAGTGGTACTACAATGCAAATCTATATTAATGGTTTTTTGAGAGCTACTGGAGTAGATACAACAACAACGGGTACCTATCAAGCAAAACAATGTAGTAATGAAGCTAACATATATATAGGTTGTGATTATGATAGTGGTAGTGCATATAATGGTTACTTAGATAATTTAAAATTGTATAACAAAGCTTTAACTTCTAACGAATTATTGTATTTAACGAATACTCGCGGTGTAGGAAACCAGTATGTGGGTAATGTGTTTTATAAACACGGAATGATAGTGATTACTGATCCGCTAGTAAAAGAATCTACTGTAACAAATGTATCCTATAGAGGCACACAAACAATATATGAAACTGAAGTATCATGCACAATCGGAGGTGGAGAATTCAACCATTCATCAAATCCAACACTACAAGAATATGAACCAATCTCAGATGAGTTTATATTTCGACCATTTGTAAGTAGTTCTGATTTCAAACCGTATATAACAACGATTGGTTTATATGATGACTATGGTAATTTACTTGTAGTTGGAAAATTAGGACAACCAATAAGAACACCAGATAACACAGACACAACCTTTATAGTTAGATACGATCGATAGTTTATGGCAAAACGCAGTTTCAACAAAAGATCCTCGGCAAAAGCAAGAGGTTATAGAAGTGGTTTGGAGGAAGTTATACAAAATGAACTACACGCTCAGGGTGTTAATGGTGAATATGAGCAACATAAAATTGAATACATTAAACCAGCAACAACACACAACTATACACCTGACTTTAGATTGCCCAATGGTATTTTTATAGAAACTAAAGGTAGATTTGTAGTAGAGGATCGAAAAAAACACACTTTAATAAAAGAGCAACAACCAAATCTAGATATAAGATTTGTTTTCCAAAATTCAAAAAATAAAATTCGAAAAGGATCCAAGACAACCTACGCTGATTGGTGCATTAAGCATGGATTCAAATACGCAGATAAAACAATTCCCGTTGAGTGGATACAAGAAGTTGCAAAATAAACTAAAAGTTAGTATAGTTAAGTATGCAACAAATAGTATCTATACTAGAATCTGCGCTTGGATCGTGTACAACACATAAAAAAGGGGAGTTGAGTTTTCACTGTCCTAAATGCAATCACTATAAAAAAAAGTTACAAGTAAACTATCTAACCCAAAGTTATCATTGTTGGGTTTGTGGTTTTAAAGGAAGAAGCATAGTTCAGTTATTAAGAAAGGTAAATGCAGGTCCATTTTTAATAACAAAAGCAAAAGAACTAGTTGGAGATACAACAAACCACAAAAGTGATAAGATGGAAACATCATTAATATCACTACCAACTGAATTTAGACCATTACATATTAACTGGAATACCCCACACTACAAAAACGCACTGCATTATGTGTTAAATCATCGCAAACTAACACCAATAGAGATCTTACGTTACGGAATAGGTTATTGTGAAGAGGGTGATTATCACGGTATGGTTATTGTTCCTAGCTACAATGCCGATAACCAACTAAATTATTTTGTGGGTAGAGCTTTTTACGACATAAACTTTAAACATAAAAACCCAGAAATCTCACGTGATGTAGTTGGTTTTGAAAATTTAATTGATTGGGATCAACCAATTACTTTAGTTGAAGGAGCTTTTGACGCTATAACAACAAGACGCAATACTATACCATTGTTTGGTAAACGTATATTGCCTAAATTACGCGGAAGATTAATCGAAAAGCGAGTACCAAGAATTAACCTAGCTTTAGATGCTGATGCACTAAAGGATGCAATTAGCGAAGTTGAGTACTTTATGAATAATGGCATCGAAGTTAATGTAGTTAAGCTACCAGGCAAAGATCCCAACGAAATAGGATACATTAAAACAATAGAGACAATAAACAAATCAACTTCGGTAGACTTATTGGAGATGATAATGTTAAAAATGGCGATATGATAAATAAAATTGATTGCAATCTTGACAGAGTAGATTACATATACCACGTTGCGGATATCCATATTAGAAATTGGAAAAGACACACAGAATACAAACACATATTTACAAAGCTTAAAAAGGAATTAAAGAAGCTTCCACCTAACTCAATAATTACAGTAGGTGGTGATATTGTTCACGCTAAAACAGATATGAGTCCCGAACTTATATCAATGGTTGATTTGTTTTTTACAACCTTAACAGATATAGCACCAACTATTGTTATTTGTGGAAACCATGATACAAACCTAAATAATAATCATAGGTTAGACGCATTAACACCCATAATAGAATTACTGGATAAGAAAAATCTTTACTATCTGCGAGATAGTGGTGTTTACGAACTTGGTAATGTATCAATAACTGTAATGTCTCTGTTAGATAGTCCGAGTAGATATATCAAAGCCTATGACGTAGATTTACAAGTTGATAAAAAAATTGCAATGTACCACGGAACTATTCAAAATAGTGAAACTGATACAGGAATGATACTTAAACAGGGATTAGATAGTAAAGTTTTTGATGGTTATGATTTAGTGTTATTGGGAGATATACACAAAAGACAGATTCTAAACCAGAAGCCATATACATTCTACCCAGGAAGTTTAATTCAGCAGAATTTTGGTGAAAGTTACGATGGTCACGGATACACAATAACGAATGTCAATACACTCGAAACAACTTTTCACGACATACAAAATGATTACGGATACTACACACTTGATTTGCAAGATGATATTGTTCCTGATGATTTACCAATAGGATCAAAAACAACACTAAGAATAAGAGCTCGTAATATTTCATCAGCTCAATTAAAACGTGTAACTGCAGATGTAAGAAAAAAGTATAAGTGTACCGATATAACAGCTGGTATAGTAGGAACATCATCTGCAACAGATACAACTCAAACGGATATATTCTTAGATGGTGATATACACAATATACAATATCAAAACACATTAATAGCTGAACAACTCGTATTACAGCAACTTGACGATGAATTAATACATCAGGTTATAGCAATTAATACAACATTAAATGCCGCATTAAATAATGTAGATCGTGTTAGAAATGTTGTTTGGAAACCTAAGAGATTTGAGTTTGATAATATGTTTTCCTATGGAGAAAATAACGTTATTGACTTTGAAAGAATGAATGGAACTTGTGGCTTATTTGCACCTAACCACGCAGGTAAATCAGCAGTTCTTGATGCTTTATGTTTTTGCCTTTTTGATCACTCTTTTAGAGCATCAAAAGCAGAGCAAGTCTTAAATAATAAAAAAGACTCATTTAGATGTAAGTTTAATTTTCAACTAAATGGACATGATTATTTTATTGAGAAAAAAGCAACGAGATATGCAAAAGGCCCGTTAAAAGGTAAGTTGAGAGTTGATATTGATTTTTGGTATATTGATGAGGATGGTGAAATTAAATCATTAAACGGTGAACAAAGACGTGACACAGACAAAACAATACAATCTTACGTAGGTACGTTTGATGACTTTATTTTAACAGCACTATCTCTACAAAACAATAATTCTAACTTTATAGAAAAAACTCAGGGTGAGCGAAAAGATCTACTTGCTAACTTTTTAGATCTTAAAATATTTGACCAGTTAACTGAATTAGCAAGCAAAGAAATTAGATCGTCAATAGTCTTACTTGAAGAGTATCAGAAACAAGACTTCGAAACTAAGCTAGCAGATGCTGAGGTACTTAAAGAGCGGCTAGAAAAACAGTATGAATTAGCCAAAGATCATTATGAATCAACAACTAAGATCAAAATAGAAACATTAAATGATGAGATTATAGACTGGACAGAAAAAATACAAGCAACCTCAGCTGACAATCTCAATATAGATCAACTTAATCAAAGCAAAGCTAAATTACACAAGCAGCTAACAGATTTAACACCTGAGATTGATAGGTACAACATTGAACTGCCGTTAAGAGAGGAGGCAAGAAATGAAAGCTTAGCTAAGCTAAAAACAATAGATGAGGCTATTACTGTACAAAATGCAACATTATATAATAATAATAAACAAGAGTTACAAAATGTTGATTCTAAACTAGAAAGGTTAAAAATAGTAGTCTCTAGTAAATTGGAAAAGTTAGCTAGATTAGAGGAACATGAGTATGATCCCAATTGTCCATATTGCATAAATAATGTGTTTGTTAAAGATGCACATCAAACAAAACAAGACCTTGAAAAGGATAAGGTGATAGTATCAGAGTTACTAGCAAGTAAAAAAAACTTGAATGATTTTTTAGAGACTAACAAGCGATTTGAGGATGATTTTGTTGAATTCAAAAACCTAAAACAAAACCAATCACTATTAGAGTCTGAGTATAACTCAACACAAAGCAGACTCAACCAATTAATAAATCAACAACAAAAAATATCCTACGACATAAAAGATATTGATTCAAAAATTAATTTGTATGATCAAAATAAACAAACAATTGAATCAAATAAAAAAATACAATCGCATATAGAAATACTAAAAGGGAATTTACAAGAGATAAAACAAGAAGCATCGGAAGCTGAGCACAAATTAAGAGATTTACACGGTAAAATAAAGGTCTCAGAACAAATAATAAACGAGTGTAATAATAGCCTTATTCACATGCAAGAACTAGTTGAAAAAGTTACTGCTTATGAATATTATATAAAATTGGTATCTCGTGACGGTATACCATTTAACTTAATATCAAGAGCGATTCCATTCATTCAGAATTACGTAAATAACATACTTAGTCAAGTTGTTGATTTCACTATCAATCTAGAAACTGATGGTAAAAATATTAACACGTTTATAGTTTATGATGGTAATAAGTGGCCGTTAGAATTAGCATCTGGTATGGAGAGGTTTATATCATCATTAGCTATACGAGTTGCTTTAATTAAAATTACAAATTTACCAAAACCTAATTTTATTGCAATTGACGAAGGTCTTGGTGTATTGGATTCAACAAACTTAAACTCCATGCATGCATTTTTTAATCACCTCAAAGAATTATTCACTTTTAGTTTAGTAATTTCTCACATTGATGTAGTTCGGGATATGGTCGATAATATATTGAGTATCGATATTAAAGATGGTTTTAGCTCAATAAACTATTTATAATTAAAAGGTTTAATGATTTTATCACCATACAAATCTTCGTTAAAAAGAGGCTACGTTGACCAGGAGTTTTACATCGAAGATACAACGCCAACATCACCTGACTACTTTGATATAACAGAATTTCCAGATTATATTGGGGGTGGGAAGAGTATTATAAAAATAAAAGGTGGTGGTGTAGGTTTGAAGTTTGGCTCTGAAATAGAGGCTGAGGTATTAGATGTTAATGGTGATGTAGTATATAGTGAATTTCCGGAATTTGTCGATAAATTCAACAACATATACCTGTCAATTTACGTTTACGACTTTATTGCAAAGGGAGTTGGAACAATTAGTCTGATAGGCACAGCACAATACGATCCAGACGGTGACGTTATACCAGAAGAGGATTCAGACTCTTTTAATCTCAGATGGACTAGAGATATATTAATATTACCAGATATTCGCAATAATTCAATTTTAGACTTTGTAAAAGGACCAATTATTTCATTTGCACAAATAATCACACCATTCAAAGTAACTACAGCCTACACATCTTCATTACTACTTGAAACCACATCATCCGCAATAAACTATCTCACAACCTATAATAAGGGATATGACTTTGATACAAGCACCACTGATGATGTACTAGATGAATACCTTAACAACATACTAATCAATCCAAACGCAGAGTCAAAAACCTCAAACGTAGTACCAAACAATACTAGGGTTACAGATTATGATATAGTTAATGGATTTAGATTATTAGAAAATACAAGATTCAATACATATATATATACATCACAATCATTCTTTCGTAAAGAGTATACTGGTGGTTCTTTTAGTTTTCTAACAACAGCATCGATTAAGTACCCAACAATACCATCTGGTACTACACTTACGAATCCATTTGCAACTCAAATTAGTACTTATAGAGGAAATATAGTAAAAGTTATTGATGAATATAGAGCTTTACTAGATAAGCCTGTAACTATATCCACAACAATACAAAATAGCATAAATAATCAAACATCAAGTTACATACACTCGAAATTAGAAAATTTCTCATCGAGTATAGTATACAAACCTATAGATAGTACATTCGTAACCTCATCACAAGTCAGTCAATCATACGTACAATTCACATTTGATGATGTCAATCCAGTAGGTGGCCAAATCTATCGCATAAAAACATTCTATAAGTTATCAGGTCAAACAGGTGATTATAAGCTACTAAATGATCAATACATTAAAAATGTAGAAGTATTAGCAGATCCAAGTAGAGTTAATCAAACATCATATGCACGATCAGAAGGTGATTTTTATCTACTTGGCCATTTTACAGATATAGATCAAGTTACTTATGATGGTTTAAATGATAGACAAGATTGGAATGTTTACAAAGAAACACCGTCAAATATATCACAATGGTCAACAGTCACGTCTAGTGTACATCTATCAGACTCTGCTCAATTAAGTGCTAGTCTAAGCGATAATTCAACTACGTTGTTTACAACAAAAGAATTACAAGCTTATTCAATAAGTAAAATATATACAATAACACTTAATTGTGTATTAGAGTCGGGTGCTGAATTAGAGGTTTATGGAAATAGTTTTGATTTGAATCTAACAACTCTTAATAATACACCAACAATACCAAGGTCCTTTATTCGAAGTGAAAACAACGAAAAAGCTAGATATGGTGGAAACTATAATAGATTTGGAAAATTTATAGGATCAATAAAAAACAACTCAAATGTAATTAAAAACTATGGTCGTGTTGCCTTTGATTTCGAAGTAGATTCTGATGGTGTAGGACGTCCATTATTCAGATTAAAACCTACGTCAACCGGACACAAAGGGTGGCTTAGCGAAATAAGCATCAAACCTCAACTTTTACAAGGATTCACACCAAATCTAATCCAATACCCAGTACCAGTTGGAGATGATTTTGCACCAATATTAACACAATCTGTAGATTTTAAATTTGAATATTATGATTACACAGGTAATCAATCAGAGTTTGTTTCTTACGTAAAGGATAGTAAAGTTAATTTATTGGCTGAGTTACCAACATTAGGATGTCAAGCAGATATAAATAGATTTGGATTTGAAGGTACTTATTATGATCGTGATGATGATGAACCTATGCCTTGGGGGCGATTACTCACCCCCGATGCAGGTAACGTTGCCTACTTTTACGGCCACACTGACGAAACTTTCGTAGAACCAGGTAACTATCAGGTAAGAGGTAGGTCAATACATAATTGGAATACTACATGGAAAGAGCGAACCTCTAGCGGGGGGAGCTTTACACTTAAAAATACTGACGTAGTCATAATAAATACACCTATATGGAAAGTTACATCAAGCTGGCTAGCCTTCGAAGATACCTATAATCTAGGTAACGCAAACACCTGGGATCTTGATTATCCAACAGGTGAAAAAGCTCCTATCGACGGCCGTTATTTTGCTTATGGATCATCTTGTTGCATAGCTAGGAATGATACAAATACACAATGGAGTAACTTTACTCAAAGTAAAGGTTTTCAACCAACAACCGAGCCAGAGAGAAAAAATGTAACAGAAGCTTTGCGAAAAGTGAGATTATTGTGGCCACACACAAAACCAGTAAGTACATCTAGCTTCACAGAAAACGGAGGAATATACAGAGTGTTTTTTAGAGTAAAACAAACTGGCTCCTACATCTCAGATTCTGGAAGCAAACTAAATGTATTTATACACAATGTAAACAATCCGGTAATATCAACAACAACACCGTATGGTGGCTTTCAAGGAAATTACCCACCACCACAAAACATCGCATCAATAACATTTGATTCAAACACACAGTGGACAGACGAATTCACAGGATACAAATATGCACAATTTGAAGTTGAGCTAGTACAGTACGGCACGCCAGCACAATTAGTTTTTGAAGCCTCAGGATCTAATTTTGAGGATCCTGAAGTAGTAGGAAGAACAACTGTTCAAGCATTTGGTGGATGCATTGACGATATTCGAATATGTAAAATTGGAGTAACAACAGATCCTTTTTATATAAAACCACAGACAGACACAGGTAATCCAGTCAATTCAGAAGATATCATTGAAAGATTTGATTAAATCAAATATATAATCCATATGATACCAAATAGCAAAATAAAAAACACAAAAGTACCATTTCCTGCAATAGAGGGTATGAGCTTTTCCCCATTTTTAGATAAAATAAGAATAAGCAATATATACCAACAATGGAGTGGTCAAACTGTAGGTGAAATTGCAAATAACAACAAAGATAATCCTTTTACATTGAGAATTGGATTACCACACGTAGATGAACAACTCAAAAGTGATCGTGTATTTTTCATAACACAATATAAATCATATAATCCAATAACAAAACAGATAGAAGAAAGACAAATTATCCCATACCGCAACACAGAAACTATTTATATAGGTCAAACAACTGAGGAGCAGGAATATAAAAATTACTCTCTATTTACAAAAGATAATATTGTTGCCGATGATCTTTATTTGAAAAAATATGCATCTATTAAAGATAAGTCAATTAGTGAATTAATAATTAATTTAGTGGAAAAAGTAAATAAACTACAAACAAAAGTAAACGAGCTTACGGCAATAATACAACAAAACCAGACTATTTATAAGCAATGAATGAGTTAACCAAATACTTAGTAGAGAGCCTACTTCTAGAAGAAGAAGGTATTACTGTGCTATTGCCAGGTGGATTTAAACCACCACATGCTGGTCATCTACAATTAGCAGATAAATACGCAGAAAGACAAGATGTGAAGGAAGTTCTTGTAATGGTAGGACCTATTGAGCGTGAAGGTATAACTCGAGAAGAGTCTATACGAATCTGGAATGTACTAGCTACAAGTTCAAAAATAAAAGTAATTCCAGTAAACTTTGATAATCCAATGCAAGCTGCTTATGAGTATGCTTTAAGACTTCCAAAAGACTCAAAAGCAAAACTAGCAATGGCAGCAAGTAATAAGGGTGATGATGCTAAAAGATCTGATATCTTTGTACAAGCTGTTAATGAAAAATATAAAACACAAGGTACAAAAGATGGTCGATTTATTCCACAAGGAGTGATGGCGGTTAAATTACCAGTGGATGTAACTCCATTAAATTATATTAATAGAACAGATGGATTTAACGGATCAATCAGTGCTAGCGTATTAAGAAAAGACTTACAGAAAAAAGATATTGAGAATATAAAATCGAACTATCCAAACCTATCTGACGAAGAGTTAGATAAGGTTATTAAAATCCTCTTAAAAAATCCAACACAACTTAAAGAAATGTCCTTTGACAAAACTAAAATAAAACAATTTATACAAAAGGCTAAGGATCAAGGGGGTATTGCTAAAAAGGGTTTATCGAAATTAGTACGTGGTGAGAAGCTGAGTGTTGAGGAAAAAGACGCACTTATAACAGCATTGAAAGCAGTAGGAGTAGCAACTATACCAGGTGGATCAATAATAGCACTTGGATCATATCTAGCACCTAAGATTAAAAAAGCTGCAAAGAATATGCTATCTGAAGGTGGTGCTGGTGGTCACATGGCGCATCCATTTGATTTTACAAGCACTGGCCAGGAGTTGATTAATGTATTTAAGAAGTCAATAGATTCAATAAAGAAAGGCGGCACCAGTGTAAAGATTGACGGTGTAAACGCATCAGTAAGATTAGCTGATATTAACGGTAAACGTGAGTTTGCAATGGATAGAGGATCAGCAAGTGATCTTGATGTTAAAGGTATTACAACAGCCGATTTACCAAACCGCTTTCCATCTAAGGATGGCCAAGAACATGGATTTATAAAAATAGGTGGTAAGGTATTAAAGATATTTAATGATGCAATTCCATCCACTAAAAACGAATTAAAACAACTAGGTTTAATAGACAATCCAAATATCCTTCTAAATATCGAATACGTTGAGGGTCAAACAAATGTGATTGGATACGGTGATATTGGTAATTTCTTAGCTATCCATGGATTAAAAGAAATAAAACCTAAGAATATTGATCCAAAGACAAGCAGAGTAAAATCACGAGAAGCTTACAATATAAGCTATGATAAGCAAGCGATGCAAGCTTATATAAATAAGCTCAATGTTGTTGCACAAAAAAATGGTTTTAAAGTATTAGGTACTGTAGATGTTGAATTTAAAGCAACACCAAACCTACAAAGACCATTATCTGAAAAAATAACACTGTACCCACAAGGCACCCCGGTCGAAAAGACACTAGGTGATTGGTTGAAGGATGTTAAATTTCAAACACCACTTATCACTCGTCAACAATATTTAAAAGCAGCAGATAGTAAAAACATAGCACAGGATTTCCCAAATCTCGATCCACAAAAAGTTGTCAACGATAGTGTTGTTTATACAGCCATTGTAAAATTGGGTGATGAGATTTTAAATAACGCAACTAGCGAAATTGGTGATCTGGAAAAACATGAAGGTATTGTAATCACAGACGACTCAATTTATCCAGGCCGTCCTTTTAAGATCACTGGAAAATTTTTAACTCAAGGATTGCAAAGTGGATTTGGTGTTAAGGAAAATCTCACAGAAGAAAAAGAGATAGTAGCAACTGCACCTGCCTTAAATTTAAGATTACATTTCGAGCAGGATGTAGAGAGAGAAAGCCAGGCTATGCCAGGTGTAGATCTTAATATGGAAATAACAATATCATCTACCGGTGGTAAGAGATTTGCTAAAACACTGCAATCAAAAGAACAAGCACAAGCTTACTCAAATAAAGTCAAATCAGAAATAACACAAGCTTTTAAGGAGTTTGACGCTAAACTACAGAATCTATTTACAAAATATAAGTTATAATATGTTACATTTCACAGGTCAAAATAAAAAGAGTGTAAAACACACAGAAGGTGATGTTTGGTTAGAAAACGGTAAAACTTGGACCATAAAAAATGGTATTAAACGTACCATAAACAAAATGGAAGATACTCGAAAATATTTTCTTGCACCATTAGCTTGTCCACACTGCAATAAAACCATGAAGCATTATCTAAGCCAACAATCATGGGATACCCACAGAGTATGCTTTAATTGTGTTATAGACTTGGAGCATGAAATTATAAAAAAGGGTGAGTGGAATGAATACACAAAATTAAGAAAAGAAGCAAATAGAAAAAGTTTTAATAAAGATCTAATCGAGTATTTACAAGACTACATGAAAGAAAATGTAAGTACTAAGCATGTTACCGAAAATGGTGAAATAGAAGCTTGGGTTGGAGAAGATAGGAAAAAAGTTTCGTCTATGGTTACTGAATATATAGATAAACTTAAACAAACAGAAAATGACACAGATGCACATTAACTTACTAGTCGCTTTCCTAACGGGCGTAGTAGGACCTATTGTGGTTATGTTAGTTAGAGAATGGATCGAAAAGAGAAAACAAAAGAAAGATCCAATTAAAGAGGAATTGGAAGCAGCAACTCACGTATCAGATAAGTTGGATGAGTTAATTTTTGATTTAAAGTGTGATAGAGCTTGGATACTCCAGTTCCACAACGGTGGTCATTTTTATCCAACGGGCAAATCTATACAAAAGTATAGTATGTTTTACGAGTCATTATCACAAGATACAGACTCGGTACAGGCATACCAGCAAAACATTCCAGTTAATCTATTCAGTAAGTCGCTCAAAGAGGTATACCAAAAAGGACACATTAGCATTCCAGATTATGCAGATCCACATGCACAGACTTATGGGATGCAATATGTCGCTGAAGATTTCGGTACAAAAAGTCAATACGTTTTTGGAATACACAACATTAATGGTAAGCTTATAGGTTGTTTAGGCCTAGATTTTACAAAAAGAAAAACAAGATTAGAACCGTCACAAATTAATAATTTACACGTAATATCAGCAACTATTGGTGGCATATTACATAATCATCTTAAAAAATAAAATGAGCACGATCAAACTACAAGAATTACTAGATGAAGATCTACGTCGTTGGGTAAAAGAAAAGTGGGTAGATCAACATGGTAAACCTTGTGGTAGTTCAAAAACTAAAGGTGTAAAAAAATGCAGGCCAAGTAAGAAGGTATCGAA